TATTAGTATATCCTAATATCACATGGCAGAAAGATTTAGAGAAAGATTCATATGTCCAAGTGTTAAAGAATATGATTCGTGAAACACAAGGAGAACCCTTCTTCTGGCATATCATATCCCCTATTCATATTGATGGATTAACATTTCCCAATACAGAACAAATGATGGTTCCAGTTCCTTCATATCCCCCAGCAATGAGAAGTCATTTTGATGTCAGTCATGTTAAATCATTAGTGGGTGGTGAAAAGGATTTCGATATCATCATGTCTCACTTACCCGAACATACCCACCAACTCGTAAACACAATGTATAACTTAACTCATCATACACCTAAAGTTATGGGTTACACTCATTGGTTTGATTTCCATCATATTGTTGCTTGGTATAAAGGTGCATTCAATCAGAATATGTTAGGACTCTTAGAATATGAAAACTGTTATATCAATACCTATGCACAAAAAGAAATGGTATTGGAACAAGCAAAGGACGTGTTCAATACAGAAACTGTTAATAAGATAGATGACATTCTAACCGTTCAACACTTAGGTGTATTTGAAAGTGATATTGTTGAACCAAATGAAAGTCCCGAAAAGGTAATTGTATTTAATCATAGATGTGAAGCATACAAACACTTTGATGAGTTTGTATCTCTTATGGATAAACTATACGAAACAAGACAGGACTTTAAAGTATGGATACCACTCTTTGAAGGAGATGTGCCAAGAACTTATATGACTAACGAGAAGTTTGATAAGAAAGGATATTACAATAGACTAAAAGATTGTTTAGTTGGATTTGCACCAAAACAAAAGTATGGTGGATGGAGTGTCGCAGCAACAGATGGTCTTATGAATGGTGTTCCATACATATTTTATGATGGTTCCTACTATCACGAATTGCAGGATAACGCAGAGTTCTTTACAACAGATGATGAAGCACTTACCCTACTAAACAAACACTTAGATAATGTTGACCATAGAAACGAACAGTCTAGAATTGCACAACAATCGCTTAGAGATAATCTTCTATACAAGAATGAAATGACAAAGATGGTGAATAACATTAATACAATTATTAGTGAAACACATGCCATGGGTGAGTCTGAAAAATTAGAAGAGATGATTGACCTTATACGAATGCATAAGTCTATTACAAAAAGTGAACTGCATTCTATAATGGGATGGGGACGAGGAATCAAATGGACTCCTTACAGACGTGCATTATTATCCCATCCAAACATCTATGACACTATGAGTGTTGACCCCACATACAACTGGAAAGAATGAAAATAGTTTTACCTTATAATACTCATTTTGGTGAGTACAATTCTGATATCATAGTTGGTGGTATTGAAAAGTTTTGTCATCAAATTGTAGACAACTTTCCTAATGTAGAAATTATTAACATAGATAACAAAGAACCCGTCAAAGAAAATACTATTAAGATAAAGGAATTTGCTAGAAGTGTTGATGCAGATATAATCATATCAAATTGGCATCAAGCATCCTTCTCTGGCGCTAAGATAACAGATTCAGAAATACCTATAATGTTTGTCAACCATGGACATCATGGTCTTGGTTCTATATTATCACTAATGAGAAATCTTATGACTAATAATCATTCTTGTTATATGGTAAGTAAATCACAACATGAATGGTATAGGTCAATGGCAAAAAGAATGAAGACTTATGATGTAGAGGTATGTGGATATATCAATTCAAGTTATGTTGAAGGAGATAAACCAAAACTTCTTCCTATCGAATATGATTGTTGCACTATTGGTAGATGTGACCCAGTAGAAAAGAAACCGTTTACAATGAAAAGTTGGTTACAAGATACAAGTTATAAAACAGTTCTATTAACAAATACGCCAACTGTTGAAAAGGAAATTGATTACTTATATAAGAACTCTCATTGGGATGATGTGTTATTCAATCTTAAACATTCTGATGTTATGAAAACTTTATCAAAGTCTAAGACTTACTTTTCTACATGTCCTATGGAAACATGGGGTATCACAGCACTTGAATCATTATCACATGGTGTTCCTATAATATTGAATAGTAAGGACAACAAACATGCAAGTACAAGTATATGTGCCAGTGATAAACATTACAGACTTGTATCTAACAGTGCTGAATTAGTAGATGCAATCAAATCATTTGAAAATGTAGATAGACAAGAGATACAAGAAATGACTTGGGAAAAACATAGTATAGACGGGTGGAAAACACAAATGGAAACTGCAATAAATAAGACTATAGATAAGTTTAAAAATAATGGGAACTTGAATGACTACTTTATTTAATAGTAAAGTCTACAGAGTTGTAGAGAACCCTCATCAAGAAGATGCAGGGATAGAACTCACTGGTGGTGAGTGGGATGGATTAGTATACCAGTACGGAAAGGTGCATATGGAAGATGGCAAACCCCATTTAAACTTTGAAAGAACCCTAAGAAGGTTACCAAATGGAGTTGAAAATACAGAAGAAGCACTTACAGATTTACTAAATAATAGGGAATTAAATACACTAATGGGTGATATTCTAGTCGAAGTCATGCAGGAACAAATAAGGAAAGAGAATGAACAAAGAGATATTGAAAGAACAGATTAAGAGACATGAGGGAGAAGTCCTCGAAGTTTATGCAGATTCACTAGGATATTTAACACTAGGTGTTGGACATCTAATCAAAGAAGGTGATGCAGAACATGGACAACCTGCTGGAACTCCAGTAAGTCAAGAAGTGGTAGATGCATACTATGAATCAGACTTTGACAAACACGTTGAAGAAGCAATTCATGTATTTGAATCAAAAGGTGGAGAACATTTCTTTGACCTTCCCGAAGACATTCAACATGTGCTAGTCAACATGACATTCAACTTAGGTGGAAGTCGTTTTGGTAAGTTCAATAACATGTGGAAAGGTGTTGTATCTGCAGACTGGGAAAAGGTTGCAGTAGAAATGGAAGACTCTAAGTGGTTCGGACAAGTCGGAAGACGTTCAATAGAACTACAGGAAATGGTAAGAAATGTTAAATAATATTAAAGCGATAAAATTACTCGGTGGTGATATCATCATGGGTCAAGTTAAAGAAAACCTATTAGGTCATGTAACTATTACTGAACCACAACAATGTGTTATCAATGTTGATGATGGTAAAATGGAAGTGTTACTTGCTGATTGGATTCCTTTCGCAATGAAATACGAATTCAAACTTCATAGAAAAGATATAGTTACAATGTTTGATGTAAAACCACAACTACTAACAAACTATAAAATTGGAACTGGTAATAACAAAAGATGACATTAGAAAAACTTATAACAGACTATGCAAGTTACGTTAGTCTATTAGATGAAACCGAAAACTTAGATAAAATTAATATGACTCTTTCGCAATTTTGTATACTATGTAAAAGAGTAGATTATGCTTCCAATTCAGATTTACTTACTGCATTCAATACGATTTCTGCAGAACTTTCTAGTAGAGGTGTTACGGTTCAATACGACCCTGTCGGTACACCTGCACCAACATCATAGGATATATTATGGATAGAGAATTATTACTAAAAGCATTACAATCACAATACCAAGGACAGATGGATGTTGCACTTGCAAACATAAGTGTATATAAAAACTATCCTGCAGGTATCGGAGAACATCCCGATATTTGTGAAGCACTCGATACTCAAATTGAGAAGTACGCAACTGCAAAAGAAAAGTTTGATGCTGTTGCAGATATACTTGGACAAACCTCACAAAAGACATTGACATAATACCCCTCCTGTAGTATAATTACAGTATGGATTTTTATACAAATGTATGTCGTACCCGTGACAAGATTCTAGTCACTGGATATCAAGGAAACAAAAAACAAAAACTGTCTGTATCTTACAGACCTAAACACTTTGTCCAATCTAAAAAAGGGGACACTGCTTATAGGTCTTTAGATGGTAGACCACTTGAAGTTGTTGAACTCAACTCAATGGGTGGTGCAAGAAAGTTTAGAGAACAGTATGCAGGAACCCAAGGATTTGATATCCATGGATACGACAGATACATCTACACTTACATTGCAGACAAATGGCCAACAGAGGTCGAATGGGATTATCCTAAAATAAAAATTGCAACACTTGACATTGAGTGTGAATCAGAAAACGGATTCCCCGAACCTTCCCTTGCACAAGAGAAGGTCAATGCAATTACAATCAAACCATTTAGACATAATGCACATACCTTTGGTATTGGTGCATGGGATGAATGTCCTAAGAATGTTGTTTACTATGAATGTAAAGATGAGGCACACCTGTTAGAGGAGTTCATCAAACATTGGAGAAAAGCATCTTACGATATCATTACAGGATGGAATGTGGATTCCTTTGATATTACTTATCTCTGTAATCGTATTGATAGATTGTTTGGTGAAGACCAACATAAGAAACTATCTCCTTGGAACATGTCGGATGTCAGAGAATATACTTCTTTTGGGTATCAGAAGAATCAGAAGTTTACTCTCTATGGAGTTAATGTTATTGATTACATGGAACTCTATCAAAGACGAACCTTCACCAATCAAGAATCTTATTCACTTAACCACATATCACATATTGAACTTGGTAAGGCGAAGTTAGATTATTCAGAACATGGTTCATTACATGGTCTCTATAAGAATGATTACTCTAAGTATCTTGCATATAATGTGCAGGACGTTGTCTTAGTAGAAGACTTAGAAGAGAAACTTGGTCTATTGGAATTGACCATGACAATGTCTTATGATGCAAAGTGTAATTATACTGATACTTTTGGAATGGTAAAATACTGGGAAACCATTATCTATAACTTCCTTAAGAAACAGAACATCCAAACTCCACCACAAAAACTTAAACAAACTAAGACACATTCTATTGTTGGTGCTTATGTTAAGGAACCTCTCGTAGGAAAACATGATTGGGTTATGTCATTTGACTTGAACTCACTCTATCCACATTTAATTATGCAGTTCAATATATCACCCGAGACTATGGTAAAGGGTGGGCAAAGAATGGATGTAAACATTCAGAACATGCTTGATGGTGAATCAAATCTATCCTCATTGAAGAAGACTAATAGAACAGTTGCACCTAACGGAGTAATGTTCAGTAGAGAGAAACAAGGATTCCTTCCCGAACTCATGGAGACATTCTATGATGAAAGAAAGTTATGGAAGAAAAAGATGATTGAGTATCAGATTGAGAAAGAATCATGTAAAGACCCTAAACGAAAGAGAGAACTAGAAAGTCTTATCAAACGTGCATACAACAATCAACAGGTTCGTAAGATTGCACTTAACTCTGCTTATGGTGCTCTTGCAAATCAATACTTTGCATTCTTCGACCCTAACCTTGCAGAAGCAATTACCATGTCGGGTCAGTTAGTTATTAAGATTGCAGAGAAGACCATCAATACTTGGATGAATAATATTCTAAAAACAGATGGAGAAGATTATGTAATTGCAATGGATACTGATTCAGTTTACATTACTTTTGATAAACTAGTGTCACAAGTGTTTCCCGAAGGCACCGACAAAGACAAAATTATCAACTTCCTTGACACTATCGGAAACGAGAAAGTAGAGTCATTATTAACTAAAGGGTATCAAGACCTTGCAGAATACACTAACGCTTTCCAACAGAAGATGGAAATGGGTAGAGAGGTCATTGCAGACAGAGGTATTTGGACTGCAAAGAAAAGATACATTCTAAATGTATTTGACTCTGAAGGTGTAAGATATGAAACCCCTAAACTCAAAATGATGGGTATTGAAACTGCAAAGTCCAGTACACCACAATGGGTCAGAGGTAGACTTACTGATGCATTCAAAGTTGTTATGAACGGAACCGAACAAGAACTATGGGATTTCGTAGAGACTGCACGAAAGGATTTTAGAAACCTTCCAGTAGAAAAGATGAGTTCACCAAGAGGTTGTAATAACCTTGAACAGTATTCAGACCCAACTATGATTTACTCTAAGGGAACACCCATACACGTACGAGGTGCTTTACTTTACAATCACCAACTTAAGAAGTTAAACATAGATAAACGATATGAGAATATCAGAAGTGGTAACAAGATTCTCTTTACCTATCTCAAACTACCTAACAAGTTAAATGAGAATGTGATATCCTATTCAAATGTTCTACCAAAAGAGTTCGACTTACAGAACTATATTGATTACGATAAACAGTTCGATAAGTCATTTATAGAACCATTAAACGTAGTTATTAGTAAAATAGGTTGGACTGTAGAACCAGTGGCGTCCTTAGATTCCTTTTTCGGATAAATATGACTATGTATCAGTATAAAGTATCAGTAGTGAAAGTGGTGGACGGAGATACCCTAGACGTGAATATCGATTTAGGTTTCGGCATGACTTACAAAAAACAAAGAGTTCGTATGATGGGAATCGATACGCCTGAAAGCCGTACTCGTGATAAAGTAGAGAAACTTTTTGGTAAAGCATCTAAGAAACACTTAAAGAAACTATTAGAAAGTGCAGAGTCTATTTCTCTTATCTCACATGATAAGGGTAAGTTCGGAAGAATACTTGGTGAAATCTATATTCACAATGATGATGCTGAACTCAATGTCAATCAGAAAATGATTGATGATTGTCACGCAGTTCCTTACACTGGAGAAAACAAAGATTTAGTTGAACAACAACACATGGATAATAGAAAGGTTGTTATGGAGACTGGATATGTTACTCAAGAGGAAATAGACAAGGTATCATGATGATTCATTTAGATGCATTAGATTGTTTTTACATACTCTCAATAATTGCTGGGTTTACATTCATCATTATGATGGAAATGCAAATCAAACAAATCAAAACTATGATGGAAGAACATATTAAGTTTGACTGCATAGAAGACCACAAAAAAGACTAAAAACCCTATTTACAAAACCCTAACCTATGTGTATAATAGATGTATACATTATGGAGAAGTGTTATGTCATTTTTAAAAGATTTAGTAAAAGCATCGGGAAACGAATATGCAAATATAGTTTCTGATGGTGTTGCTGCAGGAGATGTAGATTCGTTTATTG